GGCATATAAAATAATATTTGTAAAAGCGCACAAGCGTATGTAGCGTTTTAAAAAACGTGGTGATGCAGAATCACCTCCCAGAATCTATAAGTACTTTCCCTAAAAAAACTGCGCAGCAAAATTTTTACTCTGCAGGACCCATTTCGGGATATATAGTAGTATAGGAGTTCATGAAAGGAATTCATTCTTTGCACAACGATCCAGGTAACATGCTCACAGTAAAGATAATGATTGCACTATGCATCATACTACACTTTGTTGTGATTCCAATATGGATGTGGAGTTTGGGTCTACACTAATATATACATACAAACCTCACATATAACGAGCGCTGCCAAGCACGAGTTATCGAGTTTGCGAGATATTCAATGCCTACACACTTGCCTTACACTCAATTCAAACCCTATCAACAGTTACAACACTTTGCTGATCTTATTGGTCAAGAATGGCCTGATGAATGGTGTGACTTTGATTCAATAGTACGCACACTTGATCCGCCAGCATACGAAATACTGTGTACTCAATCAGAACCTGCTGTGGATCTAATACGCAAGCCTGTAGACAACACTCACACACGTTGGTTAATCGTACATGTGAATAGTGCGGCGTGTTCACTTATGGTTAAAAAATTTTTGCCGCAAGCGTATGAATACGCTAGGGGAATGGATCGCGCATATGAGCGTGTTGGTTTCTTATGTACTGATTCACGTATACCTCCGCATGTTGATTCGGAATACTATGATGATGCCTCAGAAGTATGGAATCTAACTGTAGGTGTTCGTGGTAGTATGCTGCTAGACATTGGCACAGACTCTGTTGACTTGAGTGGTACAGCACTGTGGAATGGTGGTGTTGAACACTCTGCTGAGTACGCAGGTTTCTACTGTGGAGCAATTGCACAAGTATGTCTATAACAGTAGAAATAAGAGTACGTAGACATCCTGAGGTTTCCCCACTACATGCTAACTTGGCACGAGTAGAATCTATTGTGTCACAGTTTGAATCAGAAGGATGGCGAGTGGCTAGAACTGACTCTAGAACACTGTTTGAAGTTTCACATGATCGTTGCAGTGCATGGGCATGGTTTTTAATGAAGCACGGTCTTGATTATTGTGAAACGACGGTTAAAAAGTCTAACCGTTGATTTCGACACCGTTTGACGCTTAAAACGACTTCGTTTTTAACGGTGTGAGAGTTTTTTGTTTTCTATTGTGTTTGTTATATATGGTACTATCTGCGCTACCGCAAGCACTTCGTGCGCAAAAAATTTTTGCTGAACCGCTTCACGGCAAGGTAAATACGAGATGAGAATTTTTGCCTTTTCAAGTCTCCTACTGGGAGCATGTACAGTATGGTCTCGAGAATTACCCGTTCAAGACTCAGTAATCACAGCACAACCTTACATAGGTCTAGAAGAACGCTTGCATCGCGGTGAACTTCGAGAACTATTGTCAGTAGATCCTGTGCGTACAGAATGGTGTGCTGCGTTTGTTAACTCAGTACTAGAAATAGACGGCATACCTAACCTAAACGATCAAGACCAATATCCGCCGCTGATGGCACGTTCATTTTTATATTGGGGAGAACCTGTAGAACGTGATCGCATACAGCGTGGCGATGTTGTGATATTTCCAAGAGGCACACAAGGATGGCAAGGACATGTTGGATTCTATGTTGAAACACAAACACACAACGGTCGAGAGTATTGGGTCATACTAGGCGGCAATCAAAACAACGAAGTGAGATATGATCTATACTCACCTCCACGAGCATTAGGCATTAGGCGCTATACTGCTCCTGACGCCAAGCCTTGAATGTCCACAGTCTAGCATCTCCGCACTGTATGTAATCTGAATTGTTTTGATGTCGTATCACACCTGAACCTGACACTATGTCGCCATCGCGATAAGCAAACGGACGCTGTATGGTTACGTCTACATATTCACCGTAGTCAGTGCCCAGTGTAAGGAATGTTACATAGCGACCGCTCTTGCCTCTAAAGGTTCTACCGTTGGCAATGACACCTGCAAAGTTTACTCGCTCGAGATACTTCTGTTGTACACCTAGTCCTTGTGGAAAGCCTCTGTGCCACCAACCTGGTTCTGTTAAGATGTCTCGTCTGTGTGCTTCTGTTTGGTAGACCCAGTTTCTGTATGATCCTTGACAGTGCTTGAGGTTTGCTCTCCAGAATGCTTCTGGGTTGTGTGCTTTCTGGTATGCCAAAGCCCATATAAGTCGTCCAAGATTGACTGCATGAGCACGGCATAATCCGAATCCGGATAGTTCCTGTAGTGCAGCCATGGCCTGTGCTCGTTTAGGGTTGTTGCCCATGCGTTCCACAAACTCGAGAATCTTTTCGTCGTTCTTTTTAGCAAATGCCCGTCGGTATGAGTCTGCTTCATATGCGTCTACTCCTATAATACTACTTATGATTTCTATAGCATCATCTTCGAATACAATCGAATCGTCCAGAGTATCTTGCGACCAGTCCTGAAACATTGCTGCTTTTTGCCTGCCTGACATAGCAACAGGTCTTACCATTGCTGTAGCGAACACACAGTCGTACACACTGGTGGGTTGTATAGCACGGAACAGTCTGCGCATAGCAGGTGATTCCCCTTGTGTAACACCCAGTACATCGCCTCTAGCAAGCAATGCTGCTGCTGCTTCGTCGTGCTCAGGATAGTCTTCTAATGCTGTGTGCGGATCTATCTCTAGCAGTTGTGATAGTCCTCTGTTTGCAAGTATGTCAACCTTGAGATGTTCAAGGTCCTCTACTTCGTGTTTGTCTAATAATATTTGATTGTCTTGTGATATAAGTGATTTAGGTAGTTTTCTAGTGAACATTACGATGCCTCCACAGTGTTTTGATATTGCTCTTTTCTTGCCTAGTAGTTTGCGTTCTATACGTTTTGCTTCAATAGGATCTACTCCTACTGATTCATACGTAAAATTTCTAGGAAGTCTACCTGTGGCGCCTAAGCGTTTGGCCGCTTCGCGTCTAGCACTCTTTGGTTTGTACGTGACATAGTTGCTTAACCTTGCCGTCATGCCGGGCCACTTTTTGAATATGCGATTCATTACTTCTAGTTGTCGCCAATTTTCAAAATCGATATCAACATCCGGTAGGTCGTCACGGAGTGGGTTCATAAACCTCGCCACAGGTATCTTCCATTTAATGGGATCCACGTCTGTAATCCCAAGTAAGTAGCATACAAGACTTGAGCCTGCTGAACCACGAGTCATATGTGTGAGATCAGTAGTAAGGTCTATAATGTCGCATATTTGGATGAAGTAATCAGTGAAGCGAAGTTTGAGAATAAGATCAAACTCTTCAACTAGTCTCTCTTGATATTCTGTACCTTCCGGTACTGGCCTTTTGAATCTATCTAATAGCCTTTGTATGTTTTCTAAATCTGTTTCCATATTAGCCTCTTGCTGTTGTCTTAAATGCCTAGTGCGCTACGTTGCGCAAGAGTATTTAGCAAAGAGGATTATACGTTTAGATTATTAATGAAGTTTCTTAATTGTGTTGAATCTGTTTCTGCTTTGATCTTTCCTACAGTGTCACCTTCTGAAGGATCTTCTCTAGGTGTAGTATCAGTGTGATCTGTTTGTGTGCCACTGCCTCGCTTGATCTGATCATACACAGTTGACTTACGTTTTTCGAATTCTTGATATTCTTCGTCTTCACCTAGGTCACGTATGCGTAAACTATCTACGTCAAACTCTAAATCAATCTTTGAATTAACACCACTTGATGAACGTGTCTTCATTAACTGAATCTGATAGCGTCCACGCTCACGCATTGCTCTACTAGTAAAGATACCAATCAAGTTATCTGCTGTATTGATCTTAGATATACCACCCGAGATGTGCGAGTGATCAAACTCAATCTCTTCTACACTTGCTCTATTCAACTGTGACGCTGTAACAAAGATAGTATTAAGTTCCATAGCCAAGTTGCGTAACTCTTCCGATACATACTTGTCTTTGACAAACAAGTTCTCTGCTGAAATCTTTTGTCCAATTGGATGCATAAGATCCAAGTAGTCAATCAACAGCACATCTACTTTACGTCCTGTTTTGATTTCATATTCTTTCAAGTATGCACGTACATCGTTTGCGTTCTTGCCTGTAGGCATATACTTAACTTGGAACGCACCTGACTTCTTGCCAATC